TAATTTACTGCCAGGATTTTGTCTACGATATTTAGCTACACCTGCTGCAGTAAGTCCAGCACCAGATTTGGTAGGTCTTTTCTGACCACCTCCTATAGTCATGCCTTTCATATTACTTTTTTTACGTGTAGCCATTAATTTTTATTTTTTTTCTTTAAGCCAAAAACCTGCTATACCTGATGCACCACAACCTATTAGAATAATACTTTGCCATAGATCACTTGGTACTATAATACCACACATAGCTAATACTGCTGCTATAGCAGAGTAAGATGATGGTTCTTTAAATCTTGATATTAATGCTTTCATAGTATACTCCTTAATTTAAGATGAACGAACTGCACCCCAACCTCTTTGGGCTGCTCCGACACCTAATGGTTTACTTAATTTTTTCTTGCCTTTATTATTTCTGTTCTTTAATATTTTTGGAATAGCTTTAGTTTTCTTTTTAGCTTTTACTCTGCCACCTTTTTTTTTATCTATTTCACCTAATTGATTAAGTATATCTTCTGATAAAGAATCTCCTAATGTAGTTGCACCATCATCTTCTGGAGCTATCATACTAGCTGCTCTTTCTTGTCGAACTGTATCTCCTACTTCATCAAATGTTTTACTCATTCCTATTCGTGCACTTGCAGCTGATTCAGATAGTTCTCCTAACATATATTGTTTAGCTGCTGCAGTTGCATTTCTTTGAGACATTCCTTCTTCTTGTACAAAATAACGTATTAAATTAAAAAATTGATCAGAGTTTCGTTTATATAATATTTTATCTTCAGGTACTAACTTAGCAACATCATCAGGTGTTGTTACTGTCCATGGCATAGGTCCTCTATCACCCATAGAAAAAGGTTTACCTGATAAAGATCTTTCTCCTTCAATAGCTTGTAAAGCTAAAGGTTCTACACCCATACGTTCTGCATCACCAGCTTGCTGTCTTAAAAATGCTTTTTCATCTAAGTTTCTTAAAGCTTTTGCTGCTACACTCATTTGAGCAGGTGTAACATCTCCAGGAATATCACCTTCAAGTACTGGTCCTCTATTATCTCCTATACCTTTAATAGTTCCTACTCTTGAAGGTTTTCCTAATAGTTGTTTTGTTTTTGCTGTTCCTCTAAAAAATTCAGGTGGTCCTTCTGTTCTAATACCTGGAATAGATAATCCTTCTGAAGCTGGTTGTAACATAATTTCTTTTGGTCTATATGCCATACCACTCATGAATTGTTGAGGTTCTAAAGGTACATTTCTTTGAAGTGCTCCTGTTGTAGGTGGTCCTATTTCTCCTGAACGCATACCATAAGTTGGATCAAATGTATCAACAGTAGGTATACTTTCGCTTCTTGCAAATTGTCCTCTTACAAATTTATCTCCACCTTTATCTCCTAGATAACCACCACCTAAAGGATCTCTTTGCATTCCTGCACCTGGTGTAGTTTGAATTACTGCAGAGTCTCCGACTTTAGCTCCAGGAAATTTCATATATCCTACACCTTGTCTTCTTTTTGAAACTTTATAGTCTCTTACTAAAGGTGCAGCTATTTCTTCTGGTGTTAAGGTGTTTAATAACTCAGGTTTATCTTTAATTATTTGATTAACAAATGTTTTTATTTCAGGTATTTGATACCATTTTAAATTGTTTGTATTATTGTTTGAAGAATTTCTTTTCATATACTCTTGTACTAAAAATTCTCTACTATATTTTTTTCCTAAACTAGGTTCTTTTTTTAATAAATCATTTACTGCTAATGTTGCTCTTCCTGTTGAAATAAAATCTTCTGCTGTGCCAGTTCCTCTTAATACAGGTTCAATAGGTGTATCTACAGCTTCCATACTGTTAGCAATTTTACCTGCCCCTTTTATAGTTTGAGATGGTTGTCTTGCTAAATCCCCTTCTTTTAAATCCATAAACTTAGGTTCACCACCATACAATCGTGTACTATCTTTAAATTCTTTTGCCCCTCTTTTTTCTATTTCTTCTCTTAATAATAAATCCAAAACAGTTGGAAGACTTTCATCTTTACTAAGTTCAGGATCATCTTTAATTTTTCTTTGAAATTCTACCATATCTTCTAAAGTTTGTATAGGAGTTTTTTCACGACCTCTACCTAACTTATCATATCTTCTAGCACCTAATTCACTTGTCTCTACTAATCTACCTAATGGAAGATCAATTTGTTTTTCACTTTTTAAAGCTTCTGCTGCTGCTTCTCTATATAATTTATTAGCTGCTGCCCCAGTTATACCTTCTTCTGCAACTGGATCTAACATATTTTCTACTAAAGTATTTAACTTTTCAGCATTTTTTATATTCTTCTTAGCTGATACAGTTTTATCAGAAGATTTTTTTAAATCTTCTAATGCTTTTTTAACTAACTTAGCTAAAGCTTTAGTTGACTGTGCTGCTAAACGAGATGTATTAGCCATTAATAATTAACCTAACCTGAGATTACTGGAACATCATTAGTAGATGTTTTAAAAGATTCTCCTTGAGGATACTCAACATCACATACAGGATCATGTGGAGTACCTACAACAGATGGTCCTTTACGAGCTGCACCAAAACCTTGTCCTGTAGGTTTACCTGTAACTTCTTCAAGATTAGCAGGATACCTTAATAATGTATATGGTCCAGGAATTGCATCACTTTTATTATCTTCTGTTTTAGCCATTTAATTTTTTCCTTTTCTTTTTTAATTTCTTTGTAAGCTTTTTAAATCTTTTACTAATTCCTAATTTAGGAGTTAGTTGTTTATTTATATTAGAACGACTTATTGCCATTACTTCATTGCCTTACCATATCCTCTAGAAGCTATACCTACACCTCTAGGTCTTTTCTTTTTAGCTGTACTTCCTTTATTTCTTTCTACAATATTTTCTAAAACATTTGTTCCACCAGCTTCTTTTCTAATATCTTTTGATACTTGAGAAGGTACAACCCGTTTACCAGCTTTATCTTTTATAGAACCTTTTGTATTAAAAATTTTAAAAGATTTATCTATTGTTCTAGCTGAACTTAATTTATTATCAAATTTTTCTATTAAACTATTAAATTTTTTTTCATTTCCTTTATCAGCAGCTTTAACTATTTCCTTATACATTCCTTCTACATCAGCTCCAAGTTCCATGTCAGCTATTTTAAATGTATTAACTTTTTTCATTAACTGTTCTTTTTTTCTTTTACTTAATAAATCAGATGCGTTTGAAAGTGTTTCTGAGTCTTTTTTTAAATTAGATACTCTTCTTTTTTTTTGCATTGTATTTATTTGTTTTTCTATTTTTTTATCTACAGTAGACATTATTAGTTACTCCCTTTTTGTAATGGATTCGGTGCTCCAACAGGACTGTTAGCTGATTCCATATCGTCTTGTCTAGTTCTTCTTGCTTGATTACGTAAGCCATCAACAGCATTTACATAATCTCCTTGCCATGCTGGAACTGTATCCCAGTTTTTAACATACCTTGTTGCTTCAATCATACTTGCATAAAAAAGAGCATCATAACAAAACTCACTATAATAATTAGCTGTTGTTACACTTGTTCCTGTAGCACTTGCTAAAGCTAAAGGTCTTCGGACATAAGAAATTTCTCCTGACAAAGCAGAAGTTGGGGTAGGTACAATATATATAGAAGAGTTATCTTTTCTTGAATAATATTTTGGTTTGCCTACAGAAGTAGGAACACTCCAATAGTCTAAAGCAAACTCATAAGATCTTTGTAATAAAGGAACAATACCAACTTTTTCACCAAACACAGAAGCACTTGTTGTAAAGTTTACATTACGTACTATTCTTGTTTTAGCTGGAAGAGAAACAACAGGACTAGAAGCAGTAAACGTAAAGGTTGCATAATTATTTAAACCTGCATCATCTAAATCTTTTGTTAAACGTATCTCTGCCTTTTCAACAAAGTAAGGTATTTGATCGGCAAACTCTGTCGAATCATTTTCCATTGTATTTATAATGTCTGTTTTTAAATAAGAATAAGTAGCCATTTACTTATCCTAAAAATAAGGTAATGCCACCTGTACCTGGAGAGCTACAAGAAACAGTTCCGTTAAATCTAACACCCATTTCACCTATATAAATATCTGACATACTACTTGCAGGAACTTCGAATTTTATTTTATCCCCACTTGAATCAGAAAGAGCCAGAGTTCCTGCTACAGTAGAATATGCATGAATAGCCACTACTCTTGTAAAGTCTGAAGTTGTTACAATAACACCACTTGTAGCACCTGAAAAGAATTTTGTTGTAATATTCGTAGACATAATTTTTTCCTTAACTTATAAAAAGGGAAATAATTACTTATCTCCCTCAATATATTTAGTTATTAGTTAGCCTGCACTACCATAGTAACCACGCCAGTCAGATATACCAAAAGAATATCTTTCTCTTGCTTTAAAGCGTAAGTTACCTGTGTCGAAATCAGGTTCCATCTTTGTTTGTAATGGTGTTCTTGTAAACATTTTAGCACCATTAGGTACGTCAGTTTTTACAAACCATGCATCAGTATCAGTAAAACGTCTGTTGACATAGAACCCTTGAGGAACCATACCCATATGACGAGTTGCATTGATGTCATTATCTGAACTGGATGTTCGTCCAGGTGTATTTAAGATAACGTCAGCAATGTTCCAAGAATCCACAGGTATGTGTAATGATAGTGCACTTGCACCAATTAAAATACCTCTGTCATCTTTAGTTTTCTGAATAGCTGTTAAAGATGTTTCTAATGTAGTTTGCGATAAGTCTGCTGCACCAAGTAAATTACTTTGGTTTCCGTCACCCACAGTAGGATGAGCGTTAGAGATAAAGGACACTCCATCTCCATAATTTACACCAGCAGCTGCAAACGCAGTATTAAAAATATCTGCTGCTTTGACTTGTTTAGTTGTTGCCATTGCTCTTGCTAAACCTTTTGCACGTAACTTAGCAAAGGTATCATATAGATTATCTTCCATTGCTTCTTCAGTTACTGCAAAAGCTAAAGCTACAGTTTCGGCTGTATACCTTGCAG